AAAAGGATTTCTAACGAAAACTTTACGTTTTTAACTAAGGCTACAGGCTTTAAAAAGTTCCCTAATGTTGGTGCTGAATTTGTAGGTAAATCACTTACATTGACGCTTAGCCAGTATGAGGATAAGTGGATTAACAACGAAGGTGTAACAGTAGAATCATATAAGAATAAAGTAAGATTATATGCTCCTGCTGATAATGATGGGATGTCCCCTCCACCAGAAGCTGTACCACCTTTTTAAGTTAGAATAGGTAAACGAAAGGGGCGTTAAGCCCCTTTTTTATGTTACGAAATTCCTTGGATTTTCTATTTTTATATAGCCTTCCTTGTCGGGATCTTTCTTTCGCTTCTTCTTCTTAAAGATATTGTCCCAGTTAGACTCTATTTTTTTTTGATCCTCCGGCCTTCTCTTTGATCCCTTGCCACTCATTACAGCTGCTCTAACTCCTCTATCTGTTTTAAGAGATACCATACAGACTTTTGAAGATCTACTATATTCTGATCCTTTAAATCCTCTCTCCAAATATATTTAATAGCATTGCCCTTGCAGTAGCCCTTAAACTCTTCCTTTGTTAAAGCGGCCTTTATAGCCTCTATACATTCAATCCCACCACTTTTATAGTGGCTAGGATTTACCGGGTCGTTAGTTTCTTCTTCTGTTTGCATCATTTATCACTCCATAAATTTGTAGAACTATTATTTGTATTTACACGATTTAAATCCACCTCAACAACACTTGGTGAATTGTATATGGTTGCCTTCTTACCATTTAATACATCGTTATATCCGTCAAGAAGTGATTCTAATTTAAGCCAATCATCATCCATATCCTCATGCCTCATCTTAAATACTTTACTTGCATACGGTTTCTTCTTTTCTTGAGCTACAAAGATAAAGTCTGTAACTTTAAATCCTGCCTTCTCAAAGCCTCTCTTATACCAAGCCGCTTGTAGATCATACTGATACTTCCTAATAGAGCTTGTAAAGCCTCTGACGGAACAATCTTGAGTAGTCTTATAGTCGACTAAGATAATAGAATTAGAGTCATGAGGAATGACTATAGGCGATCTAAGAACATCTGACTTAACCTTAAGCAAAAGATTCTTTTCCCACCAGAAGATAGCTCTCTCAAACGGAGAGTTAAAGATCTCTGGATATTCTCCTTCATCTGCAGATAAATACTTTACGCCCTCTGGTATTAAGGCTTCTCTCATGCCGTATAAAGTATCTTTTTCTTTAGCATTAATAACGGTTAGTCCTCTGCTTTCATAGTCTTTCTTAAGATCTTTGTTAGCATTGGTATACGGAGATCCAGTTAAACAAACTACATCATTAACAAAGGCCTCCTCTCCCTCTACTATTAAAGAATGAGCTGCAGTTCCAAAGCGCATTGCTGCCGTTGTTTCATGTTCCTCTTCAAAGGCATGTAGCTGGCTCTGACCAAATCTTCTTATGTTAGATGAGGATATGCCTGGTACTTCATGGTAGAAGTTATGCTCCATATCTGGGAAGTAAATAGCGTCACCAATAATTGTATGATCTTGGTTTTCTAATATTTCTGGTAGTTTATTCATTAAGAGACCTCCTTGATTTCTTCTGCTGTAATATTAAGGTTGTTAACTGCAACGGTTAATTCAGCGATAGCTACTTTTAGGTTAAATAAAGCATAATTAACTTCGTCATTACTTATGCCGTTGGTGTGTGTTGATACTAACAAAGCATCAATTTGTTTCTTATAATCAAATGTCATATTACTCTCCTGTAATAATATATGTAAGTTTGCATTCTAATCTAAATTGTGCATAATGTCTACATTTAGAAACAAAGGAGATTACATGAGTGGAACGAAAGATATGTATATGATGATGCGTTTATCATATGACCAAGCCGAAGCAGATTATGCAGACAAGAAAACTTTTAACATTGTTGATGCATATAAAAAATATCACAAAATAAATTTGAAGTATGATTGCTTTGATCCGGCTGCGGAAGTTGAGCTATTTCATAACGAAGACTTACTAGAAACAGTAAACATTTATTAAGATCGTATTATTTAGTTAGAGCTAGATAAATTTAAAAGCAATCAGGAGGGCTTAGCGAAAAACCTCCTGCTTTATTTAGGGGAACAACATGGAAGGCCAAAAAGCAATAGAAAGCATTATGTTAGAGTTTAAAAAGCTAACGAGATCTGAACGAATAGAACTTGTAAATATTCTTATGAAGTACATAAGCAAAGAAATTAAAAAAGAAATCTAGAAAAAGTACCTAATTGCGTTAATATTAGGTATGACAATTAAAATAGTACCAATACAAACTAAAATGAAGAAGCCTACCTTGTCAGAGGTGGTCTCTCGTTTAGAAAGCTTACTCACCAATTTCACTACAAGAGGCGAAGACCGAAAGCACATAATACTAACAACATTAAGCTTTTCTATCTCTCAACTTCAAAGAGAGGTTGTCGATGATGAAAAGATGTTAGATCTCATAGATTGCATTTTAGATCAGTATATTGACATACCAGATGATGAGTCTTATGTGTCATTAGTGACCCCAGATAAAGACTAATCTATTATTGTCCTACTTTTGTCAGACATGTGTGACGTCATAAAACATGATAGGAGTCGGGGTTTGCGGATTATTTTATTTTTTGCATTTTTGTCACAAGACTTTGACTATATCCTTATAAATATATTATAAATATCTTGACTAGGTTGTTCTTTGTAATGTATCCTCACAATACACTTTAGGGTAAAGTGGGGGTAGGTATTACTTATATTTACTCAAAACTCTAATATGCTTAATAAATATGGGATTCAGAAAAAATAAACTTGAATACGAAACTATCATTTCAGAAGATGAAGAAGCTCCCATTGAATATGCCAATCTAGACAACTCCCTCAACAGAAGACAAAGAAATTTTATTTGGCAAGCAGTCAACAATCCTCGCCTGTCTCTCGTAGAATGTGCTTACAAGGCTGGTTATACCAGTCCCAGACAAGCAGCTAATAAACTAATGAGAAAGCCTCTCATCCGTAAAGAATATAACTATCTGATGAATGAGGCTAAAAAGAAGTATGAACTTAATTATGATCGGGCTGTACAAGATCTTTACGACATTCGGGACAAAGCTTTAGAAGCTGGGTCTTTTAATGCGGCCATATCTGCACAGAATAGTTTATTGAAAGTCGGGGGCTTGATTGTTGATCGTAAAGAAGTCATGTTCGGGAAGGTAGATCAGATGAGTCGGGAAGAGGTTGAATCAAGACTTTCTCAACTCCTGGGTAATGTCGTCGAAGCTAGTCTGCAAAACAAAGAAGATGTTCTGGATCCAATTTCTCTGGAAGATGAGATGAACGGATTAGATGCGTTGGATCAAGAAGATGGGATAGATAATGAAAAGGCTCTAGATCAAGAAGATGAAGAGCCTATAGACGGTAAAAAAGAATCAACGATTACTGGGTCGGTCGAGAACCAAGAGAAGCAAGTAGATGATAACGGCAATAATAAAGAGGGTCATGATGAAGTGCCAGTTAGTTGAATCATACTATTAGGAGAGTAGAGGAGTTTTAAAAACAAATCAACTAACCAACACAACCCGATTCTAATGGTAATAAGTTTATTTAGCAAGATAATCCTCCAAACCTTTCCAACGGCTTTTATCTGATTTAAACCAAAACAATTGATCTGGATATAATCTTTTTTTATTTTTAAATACTAAGAACCCAAGCTTGAATCCTTCGTTATCAAATCCTTCTGGAATGTTAAGGTCGTTGATGACTTCTTCCCATTCAACCATCTTTATAAATAAATTAGGCATTTTTAATATGGTAGCTGTATCGCTCCCAGTCCTCCTTAGACATTATTTGTTGAATATCATCCTCGCTTCTAAACTTGGGTTTCTTAAAACTGCTTACAGTTCTATAGATATTATATTTTCTTGTTAGCTTTCTAGCGGCCTCTTGGTGATCAATCTCTTTGCTCATTTTTTGTCCTTATATTCTTCTCGTAGTTCTGGGAACTCAGATAAGTAACGGGTTAGTATATGTTTGTTCTCTCCATCCTCTAACAGTCTAGTTAACATGTCTCTCAGAGCCATCATATTATCTAGATCAATATCTCTTTTGATCTCAGCTATTATTTCATTAATGAGTTCATTCATTTGGTTTATAGTCCTCTGCCTCTTTAATTTGCTTCATAAAGTCCTGTAGTCTTGGGTATACTTTATCAAAAGTATTCTTGTGAAAATCACTTTCAATTGTAATAAAATCTCTTACTGTTCTTGGAACGATACCCAATGCTTCAGCAATTGTTTCCTTACTAAAATTACGTTCTTCTAAAAGATACTTTATATCCTTACGCATTTTAATCTGCTCTATCTCTCTAATCATTTCTTTTTCCTCATTAGCTTTTCTTCAGTCCTTCGTAGTGACCATTCTAAGAATCTGCTGATTAATTTACTTATGTATTTCATAGCCCTGCTTCCTTTAATTTCTTTACTAGCTTTGCCATGACGTAGTAACTAGTGTCTTCTTCGTAAACAAACTTTTCTAAACTGCCATGGAAGACATTAAATTTTAAAGCTACCTGCCTAAATGTTTTGTTATTATTTTTTCTGTTACTTAGGCCATCTGCTAGATAGGGCTTCATAACATTCTGTATTTTCTCTCTATAGACTTCTACCTCTGCTACAGTTACAGGAACGCAATCATCTATATTAAATTCTTTTTTCTTGTTGAACCAGAATCTCATATCCTCACCTTAAATAATTCAAACAAAGCTCGCAGCTGCTCATCACTTAGATAGAGCAGGTGCATAGGCATTTCATTTCTGTTCATTTGTATAGCTCCGGAGTATCTAAATTATTACCAACAATGGTGCTGACACTGGCAAAAGCACTAAGAATAGATTTCTTAGTTGCAAGAGGTAGATATAAAACCTTTATATCTAGTTCACTAAAAATATTATCATTGTCATAATCATCACCAACATTGACATTTTTTATCCAATCTAAGGTAGCTTTCTTTGTTGTAAACATCTGAATATTATCTCTGTCGTAATCTTCTAAGTAATAAAATTTCATATTAGATCCTCACCGTTTTGTTTTTAGATACACTACCGAGTCTTACACCAGCGCTTGTGAATAGTACCCAGGTACCGTCTTCTTGTTTCTTAGAAGACGTTTCGTCCGGGTATGTCAATTGACCACCCCAGCCGCTATCTCGTAGGTATGATATATATTTAAATTCTGCCATTTCGTAATTCATTATTTATTCCTCATTTCATA